CAAGGTCTTCGCGTTAAGACGGCCACGGTTGATGAGTGGTTATCTGGCGATACTCGTGAAGATGTTGTTGGTGCAATCGAACAAGGCGCATCCAAAGTTGACGATTATCTTATTGTGGCCATGTCTTCTGAAGGAACTATACGTAACAGTGTAGGCGACGACATTAAGATGGAGCTTCTTAGTATCTTACGTGGCGAATATGTTAACCCTCATGTTTCTATATTTTATTATCGCTTAGATGAGATAGAGGAAGTCTCGAATCCCGAAATGTGGCTTAAAGCCAACCCAAATCTTGGAATCACAGTCACTTATGAAACTTATCAACTTGATGTGGAGCGCGCAGAATCAGCTCCAGCTACGAGAAATGATATTTTAGCGAAGCGTTTTGGTATTCCCATGGAAGGCTATACATATTTCTTCACCTACGAGGAGACTATCCCTGGCCGTCCGAGAGATTACTGGTCTTTACCGTGTTCTATGGGCGCTGACTTGTCTCAAGGTGATGATTTCCACTCGTTCTTATTTTTGTTTCCACTAAAAACTGGCGAGTTCGGGGTTAAGACTCGTTGTTATATTACTGAACGCACGCTTATGCGTCTTCCGCCAGCTTTAAGAGTAAAATATGATGATTTTGTTCGAGAAGGAAGTCTTCATATTATGGATGGCGCAGTTCTTGACGATGACGCAGTTTACGACGATCTCGAAAATTATATTATTGAATGTCAGTACGATGTCCGGACTTTTGGATACGACCCATACAACGCCAAACCTTTTGTAGAACGCTGGACTCGAGAGTACGGCTCGTACGGTGTCGAAAAAGTTATCCAGGGAGCAAAGACGGAATCCGTTCCTTTGGGTGAAATCAAGATTTTGTCTGAGGACGAATTATTGTTATTCGACGAAGAACTGATGGGCTGGTGTATGGGTAATGCCATAACAATGCAAGATACTAATGGGAATCGGAAACTCCTGAAGAAACGTCGTGAATTAAAGGTAGATAGTGTGGCCGCCTTAATAGACGCATATATCGCCTACAAGGCTCACAAGGATCTATACGATTAGGAGGTATTATGTGTTATTACCAAAACGAATAAGTGGTTGGAAACTTTTTTCTAAACGAGGAGAACGCGAGGCTAGCGAGGCTGAAACCAATTACGAGAATGTGGGAGGTGCGAATTCCTACCCAATGCATCGATATTCTATCGTATCGACATCGTCCACATCGGTTATTGCCCCGGTTTACAATAAGTTAGCTCTGGACGTTGCGTTACTTAATATCCGGCATGTTCGCGTTGATCATAACGGACGATTTCTTGAGACTATTGATAGTGGACTTAACCGATGTCTAACTCTGGAAGCCAATAAAGATCAGTCGGGTTTAGCATTCATGCAAGATGCGATTTTTTCCATGTTTGATGAAGGGGTGGTCGCATTAGTACCAACGGATACAGATGTTAGCATCTATGATCGAAATATTGTTCGTATTAATACTCTGCGTTCTGGTCGAATTATGGAGTGGTTTCCAGATTTTGTTCGGGTAGATCTTTATAACGATGAGTTGGGAAGGAACGAGCAAATAGTCCTTCCGAAATCAGCTATTGCGATTATAGAGAATCCGTTATATGCGATTATGAACGAACCGAACTCAACATTGAAACGACTCTTAGCCAAATTGCAGTTGCTAGATGTTATCGACGAACAGTCGGGATCTGGGAAGCTAGATTTACTGGTTCAACTACCATATGCTATTAAAAGTGACAGCAGAAAGAAGCTTGCTGATGATCGAATGACGATGTTAACTGAACAATTGCAGGATTCTAAGTATGGTGTTGGTTACATAGATGCTACAGAAAAAGTAATTCAGCTTAATCGCCCGGCGGTAAACAATCTAATGGAGCAGGTGGAGTATCTGACGAGAATGCTATATAGCCAGTTAGGTCTAAGCGAGTCTCTATTTAGTGGAACCGCCAAGGAAGAGGAGTACTTGAATTACTACAACCGGACTATAGGGCCGATAGCCAAAGCTTTAACTCTGGAACTAAAACGAAAGTTTCTATCTAAGACCGCGATAACACAGGGCCAGAGTATTAGCTATTTCCGAGATCCGTTCCAGTTCGTTACCGCGGAGGCACTTGCTGAGTTATCGGATAAACTAACTCGTAATGAAATTGCCAGCAGCAACGACATTCGGGGCGTCATCGGTTGGGAACCAAGTTCAGACCCGAAAGCTGACGAATTACGAAACAAGAATTTGAATCAGTCCAATAGTTTAGAAGGAGAAATTTCAAATCAAAATGAAAGTAAATTACTCGAAAATGCCCGAGATTAAGTTCGATTTTGGGGGGTTCGCTACAAAATATGGGGTCGAATGTGCGGATGGGCGAACCATTAAGACCGGAGCTTTTCAACATCAGGATGCTACCAAGGTCCCGATGGTGTGGCATCACTTACGAAAAGATCCCGGAAATATTTTAGGACATGCCTGGCTTGAGCATCGTGATGATGGTGTTTATGCTTATGGCGTTTTTAATAACAGCGAGAATGGTAAGAAGACTAAATTACTAGTCCAATCACAAGATATTGACAGTCTCTCCATCTTTGCGAATAATCTCGTCCAACAACAGTCATTAGTTCACAGCGGTGTTATACGAGAGTTGAGCTTAGTCGTTTCTGGGGCTAATCCCGGAGCTAAAATCGATAATCTTACTCTGGAACATGCTGATGGTACTGAGGATACGTTGGAAGACGAAGCTATTATCTTCGGCGGATTAGAAATCATAGTTCACGAAGACGAAAAGGAAGATCTTATGCCCCCAAAAAATAATGAGCTGACTCATAGTGATGATGAACGAACTGTCAAAGACGTTCTTGAGAGTATGACCGACGAGCAAAAGGATGTTACTTACGCTCTAATAGGACAAGCTCTCGAAGAGGGTGATGTTGAACATGATGCTTTTGAAGGAGAGGGTTTTATGAAACATAATGTGTTTAATCGTGAAGGTACCGTTGGGCCGGAACAAAGTAATTTGAAGACGTTAAACGGTGTGTTTAACGATATTCTCCATTTGGCCCAAACACGAAATATGAACTTGAGTGATGCTGTGCTTGTACACGCATCAGAAACGTTGAACCTGGATTCGGAATTGGTACATGATGCGCTCGAGCATGATAGCGTGTCCATCACCAACGTTGGATATTTGTTCCCGGATGCTCGCCCTGTTCGTAAGACCCCGGATATTGTCCGTCTGGATCAAACCTGGGTAAAAATTTGGCTGAATGAGACCAATCATCTTCCATTTAGCCGCGTTAAATCCATGTACACGGATATTAGCGTCGAAGAAGCTCGCGCTCGTGGGTGGATCACTGAATCCGAAACTGCAAAAGCTGATATGGTATTGTCGATTTTGAAGCGTACGACCGAACCGCAAACGGTTTATGTTCGCTCGGATCTCTATCGCGACGACATTATTGACATTACCGATTTCTATGTTGTTGCGTGGATGAAAGCAATTCAACGCGAGAAACTGGACGAAGAAATTGCTCGGGCCGCCCTGATCAGTGATGGGCGTGGTGCCGCACATGCTGACAAAATCGATGAGGCCAAAATTCGGCCTATTCTTGGCGATAGCTCAGTGTACGTCGAATATGTTACTATGGAAGCCGCGGTCACGGATTCGCTGGATATTATCGAAGCGATTATTTCGGCGCGTCGCAATTACAAAGGTACTGGGCGTCCGACATTGTTTATCGAGCCTGGTGTTCTCACAGATATGCTCCTAGTGAAAGATACTACCGATCGGTATATCTTCAATACCGAAGCTGAACTGGCCGCAAAGTTGCGCGTTTCACGCATTGTAGAGGTAGATTTGATGACCGGTGTTCAGCGGGAAGATGCGGAACCATTTACCGCAGATCTTTTCGGTATTATGGTGAATCCTTCTGACTATTCTTACGGCGCAGACAAGGGGGGGCAGCTCGGCATGTTTGACGATTTCGATATCGATTTCAACAAGTATAAATACTTGATGGAAACTCGCGCGTCCGGAGCGTTAACTCGCCCCAAATCCGCGATGGTAATCGAACGTAAGACGGCGTAATTCGTTATGCCTAAGGTAGTCGCTTATATTGGGCTCGTATCCGCAAGCGAAACTGCTCCGGGCGTATACACGAATGTTGCTAGCGAGATTGAAATACAGGGGGACTTTATTCAATCTCGTCAACGTTGGAACGAGCCCACAGAAATAAATCAAGACGTGAAACTCGAGCATAGAATTAGTTTTGTGGCCTCTCAAAGTGTCACACAGCAAATTCAGAATATTCGATATGTGAAAATCGCAGATGTTAAGTGGAGTGTTACGACTATCACGACACAACCCCCGAGATTACTATTGGCCTTAGGGGGGGTGTATAATGGGTGACCGAGTGATATTTCATAATGTCTTAGTAGATTTATTGGGTTCGTATAACGTATATTTTCAACCGCCCGCTGGTTTTCAAATGACCTACCCATGTATCGTATATTCGCGAGATCCTTTCGAGACAGAACACGCAAACAACAAACCATATTCTATTAAAACCAAATATAGTGTAACCGCAATCGTTTCTGATCCAGACAGCGATATTCCTATCACATTGGCGAGATTGGAAACCGCAAAAGCTGTAACCAATTTCAAAAAGGATCAGCTAAATCATTACGTTTATACCATATTTGCATAACCATAAAGGAGATACTCTATGGCGAATCTTTTAACTTGGGATCAGGTTGGCGAGAAATTTTACGAAACTGGCCTGGATCGTGGCGTTTTATATTTGATGTCCGCCGGTGTATTCGACAATGGGGAAGCTTGGAATGGTCTTACGGCCATCTCGGAATCCCCTAGTGGTGGTGAACCGTCGGCGTTGTGGGCCAATAATCGCAAATATCTGGAAATGATGTCTGTAGAAGATTTGGCTCTGTCGTTGGACGCTTATACTTATCCGGACTCTTTTGCGCTTTGTGATGGTTCGGTTGAACCGGTTGCAGGTGTAGCCTTTCGAGCGCAGGAACGTCATGTGTTTGGCCTTTCTTATCGCACGCGCATTGGTAATGACGAGGACGGCGATCTGCACGGTTATAAACTTCATCTTGTGTACGGTTGCCGCGCAGCTCCCAGTGATATGGCGCATGATACCGTTTCCGACGATCCAGAAGCCGTCACAATGAGTTGGGATATTACGACTACCCCTGTGGATGCTACCGGCTATCAGCCCGTAGCTAAAATTGAGATCGATTCTCGCACCGCTGATGCTGCCAAGTTGGCTGCATTGGAAGTTATTCTCTATGGTGTGGCTGATCCTGAAGAAGCTGCTCGTATGCCTCTGCCCGACGAAGTCATCACATTGATGACTCCTGCGTAGATAGATCAAGTTTAGTACGTTAAAAAAGGCCCGCGATAGTAAAGAAAGTCTTCGCGGGTCTTTTATCTCTTGAAAGGAGATTGTTAATGCTAAAGGAAATCGTAACCTATATTGATTTTGACGGTAAGGAACATACTGAGGAATTACACTTTAACCTTACGGCATCAGAAGTTACTATGCTGGAACTCGAAGGTTCGGGTGGAAGTCTTCACGAACAGATCCAAGCGATCGTTGAAGCTCGCCGTCGCGAAGATGGGGCCACAGTAGCTAAAATTTTAAAAAAGGTCATCCTAAAGGCTTATGGGCAGAAATCAGAAGATGGCCGACGTTTTGTTAAGAACGAAGAGATGCGCGAAGCTTTTAGCCAAACAAACGCTTTCGATGATCTTTTTATGAAGTTGTTGTTCAATGACGAAGCTTGTGTCGCTTTTATTAATGGGATTGTGCCGCCGCAAAATGAGCTTCAAAAGTTTAACAAGTAATTATTGGTAGACCAGCAACGAGGTGCTTAATGCTCACATTATTGGTTAGCGAAAAAGAAACTTTTAACCAGGTAACGCAAACTTTCGAAACACTACACGGTTGTATCTTACGCTTAGAGCATTCCCTCGTTGCTGTTAGTAAATGGGAAGCTATTCATAAACGGTCGTTTCTCTCGTCAAAGGGGTTGGCTCCAGACGAGCTCCTCTCGTATATTTCCCAGATGAATACTACCCAGAACATTAATCCAGAAGTTTTTAGTCTTTTAAGCAATATCGAGATGGCGAAGGTCCTTGAATATATCCGTGATCCTCATAGTGCCACTAAATTCGCGGATAAGAACAACAGACCAAGTCGAGAAATCATTACATCTGAACTTATTTATTATTGGATGATAACTTTTAACATACCATTCGAAGCGCAAAAATGGCATTTAAACAGACTGTTAACGCTTATAAAAATATGTATAATGAAGTCCGAGAAACCGAAAAAGTTCTCGAAGGCTGCCCTACATAAACGAAATGCGACCCTTAATGCTGCTAGACGGCAGCGACTAAATTCGAGAGGTTAACCGATGAAAATTAAAATCTCACATAAGGGTGATTTCATGAAGACTCAGAGATTTTTACGTCGGAGACGAATCGCAAAAATTGAATTATTACTGCGTAAATACGGCGACATTGGTGTGACCGAGCTGGGAAACCAGACACCACGTGATACTGGGGAAGCTGCGTCGTCATGGTATTATGATATTGAGAGAACATCGAAGGGCTGGGTTCTGCATTTTATGAACTCGGATATGGTTGAAAACACACCGCTTGTTATTTTACTGCAGTACGGTCATGGTACGCGAGGTGGAACCTATATTCTTGGGAGGGATTTTATTAATCCAGCGATTAAACCGGTGATGGATTCCCTGTCGGCAACCTTGTGGAAGGAGGTGATTAGTGAGTAATAATATTGATGAACGTGTTTTACAAATGACGTTTGAGAATGACCAGTTCGAGAGCGGGGTTAAGGATACTCTGGGTTCTTTAAAAAATCTTAAGGACGGCCTAGATCTGAAGGGCGCCACTAAGGGTTTGGAAAGAGTTGACGCGAGTGTGAAGGGGGTAAACTTTGACGGTATCTCTAACGGAATACAAAGCCTAACTAGTCGATTTAGCGCTATGGGGATCGTTGGGATCACTATACTTCAGAATCTAACTACTCGAGCGATGGAACTTGCTGGTCAATTAGTAAGAACGCTTACTATACAACCAGCTTTATCCGGATTTCAAGAATATGAAACACAAATCAACGCTATTCAAACAATCCTCGCGAATACCTCAACGAAGGGGACTACGTTAGACAATGTTACCGATGCTCTACAAGAATTAAATACGTACGCCGACAAAACTATCTATAATTTCACACAGATGACTCGTAATATTGGTACATTTACGGCTGCTGGTGTGGATTTGGATGTTTCCGTGGCTGCTATTAAGGGTATTGCTAACTTGGCTGCTGTATCGGGTTCAAACTCTCAGCAAGCTTCCACTGCAATGTACCAATTATCACAAGCTTTATCGAGCGGAACTGTTAAGTTAATGGATTGGAACTCGGTTGTTAATGCTGGTATGGGAGGACAAGTATTTCAAGATGCTTTGAAGGAAACGGCCAGAGTTCACGGAATCGCTATTGACGATATGGTGGAGAAGCATGGCAGTTTTCGAGAAACTCTGCAAACTGGTTGGTTGTCAAAAGACGTACTACTTGAAACCCTGGCAAAGTTTACTGGGGACCTGACAGAGGAAGAACTTAAAGCTATTGGGTATGGCGAAGAACAGATTAAGGCTATTCAAGAACTAGGTACAATGGCCAACGATGCCGCCACCAAAGTAAAGACTTTAACTCAGTTGCGAGAAACATTAATGGAAGCTGCACAATCAGGGTGGACTGTATCTTGGGAACTTATCATTGGTAACTTTGATGAGGCCAAGGCTATTTACACTAGAATCAGCGATGCTCTAGGTGCCTCTATAGGAAAGTCTGCTGAGGCGCGTAATACCATAATCCGTGATTGGCGTGATCTAGGTGGGCGTGATCTGATCATCGACACCGTAGCAGAGGCCATGCAGAATTTATTGGACATCGCTGAACCAGTAGGCAAGGCTTTTCGGGATCTTTGGCCTAAGGCCGATGGTCAAAAGTGGTTTGATTGGACAGTTACATTCACCGAGTTCTTAAAGAAAATCAAAATGGGAGAAGATTCTCTGGGAAATCTACGGACAATCTTCCGTGGATTATTCAGCGCCCTTGACATCGGACGACTTTTCTTAAAAGACGTCGTAAACTACTTAACCGGGTTCAATCCCCCTGACTTAACCCGAGTTATTGATTTTTTGGTAAACGCAGGTCACTACCTTACAAACCTCCGTCTGAGTATTATACAGGCTGGTGGTTTCTCCGGAATCTTAAGTCCATTAATCGACAAGCTAGACGCCCTAAAAACCAAAATAAAGATTGGGTTCATGTGGCTTAAGGTCTTTTCCGAGATGAGTGGCTTTAAATTGTCTTTTAATTTTGAATCTATCGGCGGTTTTCTAGAAGCACTCGGACAGAAGATCCAACCATTATCCCTAATATTTACAATTTTTCAAAAGACCTTAGGTCTAATATTAGTAATAGCTCAGAAAGTGTTTCCGTTTATCGGACGAATTGCCGAGGGGGCTGGTGAAGGATTAGCCGCTCTACTTGATCGCATGACTACCGCTATTACTAACTTCGACCTCAGTAATTTATTAACAGCATTAAACGGGGGTTTACTCGCAGCGTTACTTTTGGCCATCCGCAAGTTCTTTTCTACCGGCGGTGATGTCTTCGGTTCTTTAGATGACGTACTTGAGGGTTTACGTGATACTCTTGAGACTTATCAAAACTCATTGAAATCTAAGATACTTTTGAGTATTGCTGCTGCGATTGGAATCTTGGCTGTTTCGATAGCTCTTATAGGATCCGTAGATTCTAATAGAGTAGCAATGTCTTTAGGCGCAATAACGCTAATGATGGTCGAGTTAATGCTAGCGATGAAATCGCTTTCGTCAGTAGCTCCGGGTACTGGTGTTAGGTCGTCCTCGGTTTTAATTGGCACATTGCTTGGAATATCTGTTGCGTTACTTATCATCTCTTCTGCGGTAAAACGACTTAGCGGAATTGATCCGGACGGGCTTATTCGTGCTCTATTTGGTCTTGGTTCAATTCTTTTCATGATTAAGCTTGTTTTACCGTCGTTAAGTGGAACTGCGGGAATGTCCGTACGAGGGGCCTTAGCGTTGGCTGTGGTCGCTGGAGCTATCAATATTCTGAGTCTAGCTATCTACGGACTCGGTAAGCTGGACCCAAACGATCTGATGCAAGGATTATCCGCTGTCTCAGCTATATTGCTCGGTTTGGCCGGTTTTACAAAGATTATGTCTGGTCAACAAGGGTTTATATTAGCCGCTGCCGGTGTTTATATTCTGGCTAGTGCTCTGTTGTTGCTGACGGCCCCCATATACTTACTTGGACGAATGAAATTAGAAACCCTTCAGCAAGGTCTTTTGGGGATGGCTTTAGCGCTATTGATTATATCTGGCGCTATGTATGCTATGCCTAAGAATATGCCAATAACCGCGGGCTCTTTACTAGTAGTATCCGGAGCATTGGTTGTATTGGCTAACGCTCTTAAGATCATGGGTTCGCTTAGCTGGGAAGAAACTGTTCGCGGATTAGCTACGTTAGCCATATCTTTAGGGTTAATAGCAATAGCTTTATACGCTATGTCAACCACTATACCCGGTTCGATAGCGTTATTAATTGCTTCTGGTGCATTGCTGGTGATGGCTACCGCTTTACGTCAACTCGGTAAGATGTCTCTGAAAGAAATAGGGCTTGCGCTGTTGGCTATGGCCGGAACGTTCTTAGTTCTCGGTGTTGCTGCCTCGGTGCTTACCCCACTCTTACCATCATTGTTTGCTTTGGCCGCGGCATTAGCTTTAATCGGTTTAGCATCTGCTTTGTTCGGTGCTGGAGTGTTAGCTTTGGCTGTTGGTTTAACAGCTTTAGCTACGGGTGGTGCGGCTGGAATTACGGCTTTAGTTTTAGCTCTAGCCGCCATAATCGATCTTATACCGTTCACAATGATCGCGATCGGAAAGGGTTTGATATCGCTTGTTACTACGCTAGCAGATGGTGCTGTTATCATCGTGGACGGGATTGTAAAAATTGCTTCGGCTCTTTTAGATGGGCTCGTAACGCTTACCCCAAAGGTTGTAGATTTTGTTCTGGGATTGCTGGATACGTTACTTAGTAATCTTGCCGAACGAATTCCTTCAATTGTGGAATCCGGTTATACGATTCTTTTAGCGCTTTTGCAAGGACTCTCCGATAACATTGGGGAGGTTACTATGCTTGTCGCTGATATTATCGTGAATTTTCTGGATGCTCTTGGGTTGAAGCTTCCTGAGATTATCGATGCTGGCTTCACTTTTATGATTAACTTCTTCGACGGGCTAGCCGATGCAATAGAGAGTAATACGCCAACTCTAATCCAGTCTATGGCTGGTGTCGGTAAAGCTTTAGTTGACGGAATTCTTGGTGGTTTTGGTTCTAGTCTTGGTGATCTAATAGCAGGCGTTCAAAACCTGGGCAATACTATTGTCTCTACGTTAGAGGGCATACTTGGTATTAACTCCGCCTCTTCTGTTACGTGGGCTCACGCTGGCTATCTGGCTGAGGGTTATACTAATGGTATAAACCACTTTGCCAAAAAGGTCTATACAACGGTGAGTGGGTTTGGGGATGGTGTTGTCGATCGATACGATGTAATCTCCGATCGAATAGCTACTTTCCTAACGGCGGATATGGATTTTGCGCCGACAATAACTCCGGTCATTGACATGCGCGAAGTTACCGCAGGAACTGATGCCATAAACGAATCTATTCAAGGAACCAAAACTGATCTAGCTAGTGTGTTCGGACAGGCGAACGACATTTCTGTCAGAATGAATCAAAATGGAAGTACTTCTTCCGAAACCAATCAAGATAATGGTGGATCTACTGACGGAAACATCAACTTTGTACAAAATAATTACTCACCGAAGGCTTTGTCTCACGTTGATCTTTACAGACAAACTCGGAACTTAGTTCTAGAAGGGAAGGGCGCTATATGATAACCAATATATGTGTGACCAATTATCGCTCTGAATCTCTGACAATCGATCTGAAGAACCCGGCTTCGTCTGGGTTCTTCGTTCGACATATAGGCGGTCTCGGGCCGGTAAAGAGTAACATCAACATGACCCAGGTGCTCTACATAGACGGAGCCTCGTTTAATTCGGCGTATACGCCACATCGCAATATAGTTCTATCTTTGGGTTTTTGGGAGTATTCGGATGAGTCCATAGATGATTTACGTCGTAAGACCTACCGCTATTTCCCAGTAAAGAAAAAGCTTCAGATTGAGATTACAACGGATTCCAGAACCTATATAACTACAGGTTATGTCGAGAGTAACGAATCCATAGTATTTTCGAAATCTGTAGGCACTACTATTTCGATCCTATGCGAAGAGGCTTATCTATCAGCATTGTCGTCTGAGTTTTATACTTTCGCAGGCATTTATGGTTTGTTTGAGTTTCCGTTCAGTAATGAGAGCTTAGTAGATCCTGTTATCGAGCTTGGTAGCGTAGTACTGGAGACGAAAAAAACAATACTCTACGACGGTGATGTTGAAACTGGTGTGGTCATAACAATTGTTGTTGGTTTGGACGACACAAGGACCGTTTTTCTTTATAATGCTGATACGGGGCAGCAGATGAGTTTTGCAAACGTTTGGCTTACTACCATATTTAGTGGGGGTTGGTTTAACGCTGGCGACATAATAACCATCGACACTAGATCGGGAAGAAAAACGATAACAGCTACTCGAGACGGAACAATATATAATCTTATACCTGCGTATAACGAGGTGTCCGATCCCGATGCCTGGATAACGGTTCGTCCCGGCGCTAATGTTATTTGGTTTTCGTCAGAGGTTGGTGAAGAGCAGATTCAGTTTACTGTTAATGTTCTGCCTCTGTACGAGGGAGTGTAGACATGGAATTTCTTGTTCGAGGAACTGATCGTAATCCTGTAGGCGTATTAGACAATTTTATATCCGCGGTATGGCGCGAACACTATAATGAAGCTGGAGATTTTGAAATATTGACCAAACCAACAGAAGCATTGTTAACGCTTTTAGCTAAAGATAATTATTTGTGTATTGAACGGTCTGATAAATGGATGATAATCGAGAGTCGTCAAATGATATATGATCCCGACGAGGGGTATCGTCTTTTGGTGAAGGGTCGATCTTTGGAATCTCTTTTAGATCGTCGCATAATACTTCAAGAAGAAATCATTGATAACGATCAGGTCGAGGATGGTTTATATTTTTGTATTACACGAAACATGATCGATTCCCCAGGCCAACCACAAAGAAATTTCCCTAATTTTCGCTTTGTTGTTAGTAGCGATCCTGATATTCGTATACCTAGAATGTCGGCTAAGTATATTCATCGGGAATACGTGTATGATATTGTAACTTATTGGACTCAACCCAATAATATGGGCTGGAGAATACATTGGAATCCGTCGGATAATTGGTTCGACTTTAAGCTATATTTAGGCACAGACCGCTCCCACGCGCAAACATTTAGACCTATTGTTATATTTTCCCCATCATTTGATAATCTCCTACATAGTGAGTGGGTTGACAGCTATCGCTACTATAAAGACTATGCTTTAGTAATGGGGGATAATACAGATGGTCCAGCACATGTTGTCGAAAGCAAACCATCTCCGGATCCTTCAGGTCTATCCAGACGAGAATTATTTGTTGACGCGACCGATGTGTCGAAGTTTTATGCCGGTAGTTCCACAGAATTACCCATCTCACAGTATCTCGATATACTCTACAAAATAGGCGATCGACGTCGAGCCACAATAAATTCTCCTCTATCAACATTCATGGGCAAGATTTATTCCGACGTTGTGTTCCGTTATAATGAAGATTTTTTTCTCGGTGACATTGTCGCGATGAACGATGGTGAAGGCCATTCGGGATCAGTGAGAGTTGTGGAGTATACTTTTGGTCAGGAACTTGACGGTGAATATTCGTATCCAACGTTTGAACCTGTTTTTTAGGAGGTATTTATGAGTATAAAATCGGGCTTTTTTAACTCGTTAGCGGGCGATCGTACATACTTTGCTGAGGACTTCGCAATGTTATTTCAAGGGATCACTGGTTCTGGAATTCTGTCCGGAGTTGGTAATATGTTCGATTTTTCAACTAATGGTAATATGACGTTATCGGTTCAAAGTGGTAGGGCCTGGCTTGACGAGACCTGGACCGATAATGATGCTGATGCTGTTGTATCATTCGATACCGCTGATCCCGTATTAGATCGGTATGATATCGTTATTATCGAAGTAAATAAATCAGTTGATGTTCGTCAGAACACCATAAAGGTCATAACCGGAACACCATCCGGGGATCCACAATTACCGGACTTGGTGTTCACGGAGAACGTGAAGCAGTATGGACTGTATACGGTGTTTATACCGGCCGGGACGTCTATTATAACAACAACGAATCTGACTACGTTGATCGATACGCCTGACGAAATTCAAATAGTAACTCCATCCGGTGCACCCGAAACAGATCCTATCGTCGGTGCTGTAAGCGGCTTAGTTAAATCAGATGGTCTAGGTAATATTGGGGCCGCTACAGAAGACGTTGACTATCAAGGTGTGGTTGCTGAGGGTCCTTTCGTAGATGGTGATAAGACTAAACTAGATGGTCTAGGCGGTGCTGTACCCGAAACAGATCCTATCGTCGGTGCTGTAAGCGGTTTAGTTAAATCAGATGGTCTAGGTAATATTGGGGCCGCTATAGAAGACGTTGACTATCAAGGTGTGGTTGCTGAGGGTCCTTTCGTAGATGGTGATAAGACTAAGTTGGACGCTTCCGTTCTTATCACGGGTAATCAGACGATAGGCGGAGAAAAGATATTCTCAACAATACCGGCAGGTCCTATCACGGGCCCCGTCTTGATGCAGGATTTGGCTACTAAAAAATATGTACTTGACAACGCGGTCGAAGGTCAACAAGTACCCGAAACAGATCCTATCGTCGGTGCTGTAAACGGCTTAGTTAAATCAGATGGTCTAGGTAATATTGGGGCCGCTACAGAAGACGTTGACTATCAAGGTGTGGTTGCTGAGGGTCCTTTCGTAGATGGTGATAAGACTAAGTTGGATGGTCTAGGCGGTGGTGGACCCGAAACAGATCCTATCGTCGGTGCTGTAAACGGCTTAGTTAAATCAGATGGTCTAGGTAATATTGGGGCTGCTACAGAAGACGTTGACTATCAAGGGGTGGTTGCTGAGGGTCCTTTCGTAGATGGTGATAAGACTAAGTTGGATGGGGTCGAGTCTGGAGCCGACAAAACGGATGCTGGTAATGTGGCGGCGGCTGGAGCGGCAATGTCTGGCGGAAGCTTTCACGATACTTTTAGTGATTATGAGGCGGCCGACCATATTCCTTGGGGTGTTGGTGGTGCCGAGAAAATCGCATCGGATCGCATTTATAGCATTAACAAGTACGCAGATACAGTTGTTTCAGCGGGGGTTGATATTTTGCGTGCTGGTGGCGGTATACAGGTATTAACCTTAACTGCGAATTCGACCTTGACGGTTGATCTAATTCAGGGAGAGAGTTTGACCTTGCATTTACTCGGAGGCGATACGTACGCTGTAACATGGCCCACTATGGTTTGGGTTGGCGGAATCACGCCAGTATTAACTGGTCATGATCTGTTAGTTCTGTGGTTCGTTAACGGTGTGTTATACGGAAATTATACGGGTCCGGTATCCTAATGCTAAGTCGTCGATTATTATCATCTATCGCTGGAGTAAGACTGTATGGATTTTTTGGTGGTGGATTGACGTCGGTTAAGGTAACAACGATCGACTATATCGAGCTAGCTACCACAACCGGTAACGCTTTGGACAAAGGCGATCTATCAGAAGCTAGATGGGGTTTAGGTGGTGTTTCCGGTAATAACTATGGATTTTTTGGTGGTGGACGGACAACCACTGATACACCTACTATCGACTATATCGATGTAACAACCACAACCGGTAACGCTTTGGACAAAGGCGATCTATCAGAAGCTAGACGGGCTTTAGTTGGTGTTTCCGGTAATAACTATGGATTTTTTGGTGGTGGAGCGACGTCGGTTAACGTAACAACGATCGACTATATCGATGTAAGAACCACAACCGGTAACGCTTTGGACAAAGGCGATCTATCAGAAGCTAGATGGGGTTTGGCTGGAGTTTCCGGAGATAACTATGGATTTTTTGGTGGTGGAATCAGGTCGGTTAACGTAACAACGATCGACTATATCGATGTAACAACCACAACCGGTAACGCTTTGGACAAAGGCGATCTATCAGAAGCTAGACGGAGTTTAGGTGGTGTTTCCGGAGATAACTACGGATTTTTTGGTGGGGGAGTGACGTCGGTTAACGTAACAACGATCGACTATATCGATGTAACAACCACAACCGGTAACGCTTTGGACAAAAGCGATCTATCAGAAGCTAGACAGAATTTAGGTGGTGTTTCCGGAGATAACTATGGATTTTTTGGTGGGGGGGAGACGCCGGTTAACGTAATAACGATCGACTATATCGATGTAACAACCACAACCGGTAACGCTTTGGACAAAGGCGATCTATCAGAAGCTAGATGGGGTTTAGGTGGTGTATAATGATGGTTAATAATAGTCTAATAAAACGTCGCACAGAATATGAAAACAAATACGAAGAGCTGCGAGGGCAGTTTCTGGCAATGGGCCAATTAAAGTCTAACTTTGATATGGAGAAGTTTACAGTCGCAACACAAGGTAATTTCATCGCACATCAGTATCATTTTTTAATGCGGCAATACTCCTTGGCTCTGCGTGAGTTACGTACGTTGATGTTGGATCTGGAAGAAAAACATCGTATATACGAGTCTTATGCTAACGGTGAAACACCTCACGGAAAATATCAAGACCTTGAGATGGCTCGCACGCAGGTGGATATCGACCGAATCGAGTTGACCGCGATCAACAAATTGGCCATGTGCAACTATTTCGAAAAGCTTCGTGTTGTGTTGATCGAGAAGAACGGGGGGGAGATCACCAATGCGCAGTACCAACAAGAAGTACCGTACTATTGGGAATGGTATTTGCAGTGTGTCGCCGTTGACGAAGCAAAACAAGCCGAAACCGGTATCCATTCGGGGACTTGGCGGGCCATAAAACATCTAGAAGCGGAGGCCCCAATGACGCCGGAATTCCAAATACCAATGCTGGACGATAAAACTGGTATGTTTGATCTAAACGAAGCTCAACTAAACATCAACCAGCGAATCGGTCTAGACAACCGAGTTAAGATCATTAGAGAGGTTATAAATAAATCACAATGACGTATACTAATGGCCAAGAGGTTTTAAGTAGATACGAACTTCAAGACCGGTTAAATCAATCTTTTCCGCTAAACGAGCCACCCGAAGGTTGGGATATTTATTACCCACCGGAACCGATAGTTGATTTGACTACAGCAAGACTAAGTTTGAAAGCACGACTGTTACACCAAGTCGGTGCGACGATCGTTGCTGGCTTTACATCAAACGTTTTGGGATCCAATCACGTATATCCACTGTCAGAAACGGATCAAACAAACATGTTGGCTATCAGACTCATGGCTTTATCCGCTCAGATTAATCAAACCGAGTTTACGGATTTTATCCAATGTTACGCTGAAGGTGAAACTAAGTCGGATAGTGTTTATAAAGAACACACAGCGGAGCAAATCGTAGCTGTAACAAACCAAGCAAACCGACATAAACAAACAATTCTGCTGCACTTCAATCGTAAGCTTAAACCCCAAATTGACAAGGCCCGATCTGTAGCTGACTTGGATTTGATTGTATGGTAAACCGAGATACTAGTCGACTTTGGTGTTACGAGATAACCAAACCCGTAACGATACCATTTACGACTATCGTTGCAGACTTTGATAGTGACTGGTTATCGATTTCGAAAGGCCGGTTAACCGTTAAGGCTTCGGTAGCAAGACCCTATGCTTGGGACGGTTGTAGTCCGAAGGGCTCATTTTTTGATTTGTTTGTAATCGGAACCCCCGATGGTCGAACATTGCAGAACGGTGACCGAATAACTAAAATGGCATCTTTGATACATGACGTCTTATGTCAGTATGTCGATGATTTACCATTAACGCGTAGAGATATCGATCTAGTTTTCTACGAGTTACTACGAGATGCTAATTTTAAGTTATCGTTATTATATTATTGTGGTGTGAGATTATGGTCCACTATAAAGCGGGGGTTCATGTGGATTTTTCAATCATAGTAGAGTACACATTAACGGCGCTAGTCACGTTAGCGGCTTCGTCTGGGTTTTGGGCGTATATCGAGTTCCGTCAACGGTCTAATAAATCGGTAAACGTGCATACGAAAACGCAAACAGCACTGCTTATAGGTTTAGCGCATGATCGAATTGTGTTCCTCGCTATGCGTTATATTGACCGTGGTTACATCACATTTGACGAATATGAAAACCTGATGGGGTGTCTGATAAAACCCTATAGGACATTGCATGGGAACGGGTTTGTTGATCGTTTAGTAAAAGAAATCAACACCCTAACTATTAAACCAAATCAATCAATTAAAGTTCAAAGAACGTTAGTTAAGGAGATTCAAAATGTTAAAAATGACTGATCGCGTATATGATATTGCCAAATGGCTCGTCAGTGTAGTTCTTCCGGCGCTCGGTATTCTTTATGTCGCGTTGAGTGACGTCTTCGGCCTTCTGGTTCCGGACTCAGTGATGGCCACCGTAATGGCTATCGTGTTATTTATGGGGATGTTTGTAAATGCTAATGGTCAAAAATGGGCTATGGCGCGTTTGGAAGCTACTGGTACCATGATCCGCGATACTAATTCGGATGGTATTCCAGATTATCCGTTTCGCATGAGCGGAGACATATATGATAGCCTCAAATGGCTGAACCAAGTTTTTCTACCGGCGCTCGCGGTTATGTATACCACTATGGCTGATATTTGGTCGCTCCCCAACGCAGACATGGTTTCCGTAGTTCTCGGGGCGTTCATTATATTTATGAGTACTACTCTCCAATTCTCGTCGACCCAATGGGCAAAAGCTGGCGGTCTCGGTCTTCCCCCCATTTCGTAAGATTTACAAAGGCTATAGTAGAACCCATATTTTGAAAAGGAGATTATGATGAATGACGTAACTTTGTTGGATGTAAAACAGAAAGTGGCGACGTTAATGCGGGATGAGAAGGATGCGATAAAACAGATCGAGTTAGAAAAACTTCTTCGGATGCTCAATTCGGTTCGGACGGAGGATATCAACGAGAAAGACGATATCCGCTGGTACGAACGGATTGATCTGAATGTAGTGGTTGGAGTAGCTGGAAATATTTTATCTATACTCCTCGTCCTTAATTTCGAGA